CAACAACATCGGCAAGCTAGTCGGTGCCAATGAATCCACAGAGATTCCTGCTGAACTGGCCCGTATTATTGAAATGGCTAAATTCAAAAGATAGCAGGGGGAACTACAATGAAAATCAACAAAAAACCAATAATGCCAAATACACAAAATAAACCAAAATTATCTGCGGCTAAAGCAACAGCAGCAGGCGCAGCTATAAAGAATCTGATTCCTGCAATTAAAAATATACCTCCTGTAACAGCAAATGACCGCACTAAAATGCAGGTGGCCAAGGTAGCACTTGCAGTAGAAATACAGAAAACACAAGTAGCAGCAGCAAAAAATGCAGTTGGTGGAACCGCTGCAACTCCTGTTGCAGAACTTGCAGCACAACAAACTGTTATAGGTACACAACTTCCTAGCATTGCAAAGTTTCTTCCACCTGAAGTTAAGCCAGCTACTGTAACATTTGCAGCAGCTATAGAATCAATGAAAGATACTATTGCTCAACTAGACGTATTGATTGCTAATCCGGTTACTGAACTCGGCGGCGGGGCCGAATATGGCCGCGGCGCATTCACTAAAGAAAAATAATCACATTTTGGGTGCATAACGTAATAACTAATTATATTATGCACCCAATTATCTTGTAAATACATTGCACATGAGTTATAACAGAACTTGTGTGTAGTTGTCTCCGACAACGAAACATAAAAACACTAACAAAGCTCAACTTAGGCACATTTTAAAGGAGATTATACAATGGCAAGTCTAGCAGAAATCCGGGCACGTTTAGCAGCCCAAGAAAACACAAATCAGAACAACGGTCCTCGTACACAGTCTGATAACGCAATTTACCCCCACTGGAATATCTCAGAAGGCGCAACAGCAACAGTTCGCTTCCTCGGAGATGCCGATACTAACAATCCTTACTTCTGGGCAGAACGTCAGGTCATCAAGCTTCCGTTTAACGGAGTTAAGGGTGATCCTAATATGAAGCAAATCGTCGTTCAGGTTCCGTGCGTAGAAATGTACGGTGATAACTGTCCTGTTCTCGCAGAAGTTCGCCCTTGGTATAAGGACGATACTCTTAAGGATCTCGCAAGCAAGTATTGGAAGAAGCGCACGTACCTCTATCAGGGCTTCGTTCGTGCAAACCCACTCGGAGATGATCAGACTCCGACTAACCCCATCCGTCGCTTCGTAATCAGTCCGCAGATTCAGACTGTTATTAAGGCATCGTTGATGGATCCTGAATTGGAAGAATTGCCAACTGATCACACTCGTGGTCTTGACTTTAATATCAAGAAGACTTCAAAGGGCGGCTACGCTGACTACTCAACAAGCAACTGGGCTCGTAAGGAATCCCCATTGACTGAGGCAGAACTTGCTGCGATTGAAGCACATGGTCTTTTCAATCTCGCTGACTTCTTGCCAAAGAAGCCAAGCGAAGCAGAACTTCGTATCATCAAGGAAATGTTTGAAGCATCTGTTGATGGTCGTCCTTATGATAATGACAAGTGGGGCGCATACTATCGTCCATACGGTCTTGAAGCTCCGGCTGGTGCAACAGCCCCACAGACCGAGACTGCTGGAACCAGCTCTCCCGTTGCACCTAAGGTAGTTGACTATGAACCAAGTCATGGCGCTCATTCACGGCCTCCGGTAGATGATACTCCTCCGTTTGAAACTGATGAACCAATCAAGGTTCCAGAATCAACTTCAAGCGATAAGGCTCAGGACATTCTTGCAATGATTCGGTCTCGTCAGGCTAAGTAAACCTTAGAATGGGGGAGGTAATTCCTCCCCCAAATTGACATGGAGATTTCTTATGAGTACAGCAGAAGATAGATATAGAGCTATCAAGCAAAGTAGAAAGATGCTAGAGGATCTTTGTGATCCTGGCAAAACTCCACGAGTTCCAAGTATTGTTCGGGACCGAGCAAGATCAATCCTTAGACACTTTCCTAGTGATTTTGATTTAGACTCTCTTGCAGAAAATAGTCCCGAATTACTTGAAAAAAAATCAAATACTGATAAGCTCTTAAAAATTATTAGATAGGATATAAAATTGGCTAAACCTTTTGACATTTCAAAATTTAGAAAAGATATTACTAAGGCCATTGACGGTCTTAGTATCGGATTCAACGATCCAACTGATTGGATCAGCACAGGTAACTATGCACTAAATTATCGCATTAGTGGTGATTTCAACAAAGGTATTCCTCTCGGCAAGGTTACAGTTTTCGCCGGCGAATCAGGTGCAGGTAAATCCTACATCTGTTCAGGAAATATCGTAAGACACGCCCAGCAACAGGGAATTTATGTTGTGCTGATTGATAGCGAAAACGCACTTGACGAAGCTTGGCTTCATGCTCTCGGTGTTGATACTAGCGATGCTAAGCTACTTAAATTGAATATGGCAATGATTGATGATGTTGCTAAAACTATCAGTGAATTCATGAAGGGCTACAAAGCCATGAATGAAGAAGACAAGCCTAAGGTTCTGTTCGTCATTGACTCGCTCGGCATGTTGCTCACTCCGACTGATGTTAATCAGTTTGAAGCAGGTGATATGAAGGGTGACATGGGTCGTAAGCCTAAGGCACTGACTTCACTTGTTCGCAACTGTGTAAACATGTTTGGTTCAAACAACGTTGGTCTTGTTGCAACTAATCACACTTATGCATCGCAGGATATGTTTGACCCTGACGATAAGATTTCAGGTGGTCAGGGCTTCATCTATGCATCATCTATCGTTGTTGCAATGAAGAAGCTAAAGCTTAAGGAAGACGAAGACGGCAATAAGGTCAGTCAGGTCAACGGTATTCGTGCTGCTTGTAAGGTCATGAAGACTCGTTACGCAAAGCCTTTTGAATCTGTTCAAGTCAAGATTCCTTACAACACTGGCATGAGTCCGTACTCAGGGCTGACTGATATGTGTGAAGCATTGAAGATGCTCAACAAGGAAGGCAACTCCCTCGTCTATAACAAGCTTGATGGAACTATCATTAAGAAGTTCCGTAAGGGTTGGGAAGCAAATGATGATGGCTGTCTTGACGCTATCATGGACGAGTTTGAAAGAAAACAGCAAAAGTCATCTGCACTTATTGTTGAAGAAGTAGAAGAGGAAATGGCAGAATGAGTCTCCCTCTTATCAACGAAATCTGGAAACTTTTAAAGACCAGTATTGAAGCTGGTGACACCGACGGTGCCGCCGAAACATTAGTCAATTATCTTGTTGAGGAAGACTATTCTCCGGCAGAGATTAAACAGACCTTTCGTGGTGATAAGGATATTAAGGATGCATTAGACTTCTTTATGGAGACTCCTGATGATGGATTATATCACGAACCAGATGATGATCTATTCTTAGATGAGTATGATCTTGATGATGATGACGATGACAGTGCCGATTATTATTAATGACTTGGTACAGCAAAGTAACAACTGACCTAAGCAATTTGCCGGACTTCATTTCTCATTACGAGAGTGAGTTAGTTTCGGCAAAGAGTGATGTAAAGGTGTATGGCAATGTTGAAAAGAACATTGCCGCACTGCCCGGCGTTACTGAATACCGCTTCAATCAACTACAAGAGGTTGAAGCGGTATTACGGTACCTAGAAATTCAATTGCGTAAGATTCGCAGAAAGCATTTTCAAAAGTATCTTGAAAAGTATAATCGTAACCTCTCTAGCCGCGATGCTGAAAAGTATGTTGATGGTGAAGATGAGGTTATTGACTATGAAGTATTGATTAACGAAGTAGCCTTGCTGCGTAACAAATGGACAGGTATTATCAAGGCACTAGAGTCAAAGAACTTTATGCTAGGGCATGTAGTTCGTCTAAGAACCGCTGGTATGGAAGATATCTCAATTGGGTAACTACATACTTGATTTTTAACCTATAACATAGTAGACATAGAATATGACATACAAACTTGCAGCAACACTATCCTCGGTCTTTAATACTATTGATGATACTCCATATATAATGAGAGTATCAGAATCAGAGAACATAACCTTCAATGAAGATCCACTAGTGCTTAGTTGTACTCAATATCGGCTTAGCACAGAAGTTCTTGATCCTAATGAGACAAGGCGACATTATAGTATAAAAACAGATACTAGCGCATTGCAAAAACTTGTAACTCAAGAAGACCGTGATTTAGCAGTAAAGATTCGTACTTATTACGGGGGCAAGATTTCCTTTGCTAAGCTTCGCGGCAATAAGATGAGTAAATTTAGAGAAGATTTGGCTAAGTTTATCAGTATTGAATGGAATAGCCCAGCCGAAATTTCAGAAAATTTTGTAGGCATGATTTACAAGCTT